TCCAGATAACAATATAAATATTAGTATTAGTCTCACAATTGACTGATACGATAAATTACGTTATAAGTCAAACATTATGGGAGTCCCAGCAAAATTAACTGAAAGACAGATAAAATTTGCAGAGTTATTGGTCTATAATGAGGGTAGATTATCACCTGCAGAAGCAGCCTTTCAAGCAGGTTATAAGACTAGACCAAGACAAGCTGCATCAGAATTAAGAAACCCAAAGATATCTCCTTTGGTTGTTAAATACATTGGTGAGTTAAGAGCTGAAGTGCAAGAGAAATATGGTATTAGTTTTGAGAAACACATATCAGAATTAGCACAGATTAGAAACCAGGCATTAGAAAAAGGTGCTTGGTCTGCTGCAGTAAATGCAGAAGTTGCCCGTGGTAAAGCCGGTGGATTATACGTAGATCAAAAACTTGTTATGACAGGTAATGTCGATAACATGTCACCTAATGAAATCAAAGACAGACTCAAAAAGATCTTAGATGAAAACAAAGAAATAATTAATATTACGCCGGAAGATATAAAATTAGAAGAATTAGAATTGCCAACAAAGTCAGCCCCTGAATCCGATTAGTCACTTCGTTTGCTATGCAATATAACTCGTGATACTTTGTTATTATTTTTTTTATTAGTCCCATAATTTACTCCTTGTGGGTTAGGTCCCTTCCTTGGTGGAAGTTGGTCCCATTTTACGTAAGGCATATTCTTAGTCAAGGTTTTATTTTTCACTTATTTTCTCCATTTTTATTATACATGATCTTGGAAAGACATTTCTATCAGAAAATAACTCTTCGTTGACTTCGTAAGATGCAAAGGTTCTTACATACTTTTTATCTTTTTCAAATACATATGCTCTTGTTATCATTTTACTTGGTAGGAAACCCATAAATTCAAAAGCTGTAGCATGCCCACCATCTGCCGTGATATCCTCCCACAGGATCTCGTAGAAGTAATATCGTTTCTTCTTAATGACTACTGATTTGTACTTTGATTTCTTGGGTTGTCTAGGCATGTGATCTTATACTATAAGTAGAATATTTGGGCAAAAAAGTTTTCATAAAAACAAAAAGGGTCGCGCACGCCGAGTACATTTGTGCCAAGGCATATTTGCAAAAAAGCCAATAAATACACCATTTGTGCCAAGCTGTGCCAACAGAAATCAGTGTCGTGGCACAGCTATTATTCGCTAATACCAACACTTCTAATCGATTTTGACTACTGTGCCACCTGTGCCACCATATTTTTTTGATGACTGAAAAAAAAATTTGCCCTAGGATTCTACTATACACTGGCACACTCCTTATTTTGGCGATAATTTGACCACATTTGTGCCATTTTTAATAATCTTACGGACTCCGGAGCCCTGGATTTCAAACTTAGCATATGGTGCCCACTGTTTACGTATTAAATTTAACTCTACAATTAAATTAGACCATTGTTTAGGTGTTATGTCTGTTCCTACGATAGTAACTTTTTTCATAATTTTAAAGGTGCCCCTCAGTCTCCCACAGGGACACCTCCACTTGCCAGTGCATACTCCACATTTGTGAGGTATTCATTAACTCTGTTTAAAAGTAGGTGACATAAATCTTTTCAAAGCTTCTGCTTTTAATACTATTCTTGCAGGCTCTGGTGAGTTTATTAATCTACTCTCCTGTAATTCTATTCTTCTAATCTCTTCTAGTCTACCATCCATAGTCTCAATATAGATAGGACAATCAGATATTATTGTTCCTTTCTGATCGTTAGTGAATTTTCCTAGAACTTGTTGAAAGTCTCTCACTCTCATCTAATTTCCTCCCTATTATTTTTACTAACTCGTACCATTTTTTTCTCCACATCTCTTTCATGTCACCACCTGTTTTGTGATACATGTTTGCTATATTATCCAGTCTTTTCATGTCTTCTTTTAAAATACTCATCCACCCTCCTTAAAAATTTATGTGTGTATTGTTTAAACTCTTCGCCTTCAATTACAAACTCCTGGTAAAAATTATCTTTACTACACATCATAACCACACCTTTGGTAATCTGTGTCTTGTAGATAAAATTATGTGCCATTGCATAAGCCGCTAATTGTAGACAATAGTCTTCTATCCATTCTCTTTTCTTTGGCTTATTTGTTTGCTTGAAGTCTATAATGGCGTCCTGGCCTTTGTGAACACCTACTAAATCTGTTTGTCCTGCATATAATCCTGGATAATACAATGTGCATTCTGTGCCGTAATATTCTGAAATATTACATAATCCTTTTTGTATTACTTGTAATGCCATGTTGTGTGCCTCTCTTCCAACATTGGTCAGGTCCAGGTAACCTTCTTCTAAAATATATTTTTCAAGTATCTTGTGCATCGCCGTTCCGCGCGCCGCAGACTCCGATACGACTTTCTCTGCAGCACTCTCCCCGATCCGCGATGCCCAGTCAGCCAAACTCTGTTTCTTCTCCTCGGATTCTGTATCTTTTAGGATAGTTGTAACACTTGGTAATTTTTCTGTGATGTGTGAATGATCAACCACATAATGACGTAAACCATCAATAGATTCACGGGTAGTTTTAGGATAAACAAAGCAATTATTTTTTTTCATAAAAATTTTTTATTTGGAATTCTACTTCTTTAGTTCTTATTAAATCATTGTTTTTCTTAGCTTTTTCTAACTTAGACTGTAGATAGGCCATTTCCATAATTTTAGTTTTATATTTTTTAGGTAGTCCATTTAAATAATGTTCGTTGACTGCTTTAAGGTGAAAATCACTTCCATAAATATTATCTCCACCTGTTTTTTTGTTAATTAAATACTCATTATATCTTTGTTGATATAATTCAATGACTGATTGACAGCCTGCAGGTGTAATAGAATTTTTACTATCATTAAATTTAGAAGCACAAAATACTAAATTAAATTTAGTGTAACCTAAACCAGGCCAAATTTGATCTCTAGAAATATTAGTATGAGTTCTTACACCCTTACCTCTTACGTGGGTCATCTCTACAGGTTCACCCATGAGAACAGAATAAGGACACTTCATACCATAAATAACTTTTTGTTTTAACCAATGATCCCACCAACTCTTTTTGTCAAATTCAAAAGGGACAGGATCTTTACCATATCTACCTTTGATAGCATCTTTTCTTGCTCCGCTGTATAAATTCATAATAAATCCATATTCAGTGCTATTCCAGGCATCATTTATTTTCTTTTTATGTTCTCTGTTTTCTGCACGATAAGCTCTTTGTTTTGCATTTATTTTAGTTTTATTTTCTTTAAGATATTTTACCCAAGTAAGTCTCTTTCTAGCTTTATTAACTGGGTTGGCATTATATTTTTTTCTGTATTCTACACCCTCAGGAGTTGCATGTCTTGGCACCCATACTCCTGGTGATATTTCACACAAAGTAGTTTTGTATTTTTTTCCTGGTTTTTGTATGCGCTTTGTATTGTAAGGTAATTTGTTTTTTATCATTTTAAATTATTTATTACGTAATATATTATTATAAGTCCTATCAACAGACAGACCATATTATAACCAAACATACCTATGCCATAACTAACTGTCATTCTAAATTCATCATCCTTTTGTATTCTGATAGATCAACCACTTTGTCATTCATCAATATACCATCGTAATGATCTATTACTTTTTGTATTTTAGGTAGTTTAGTGTGGGCGTAGGGCCACAGAATACAACACACGTAGAACGCGTCTCTGAAAGTACAACGCCATTTGTATTGTCTTAAATATGGTGTGCCATCTTTACGTAAACCTTTACGTGGTCTTTCAATCACAGTTCCTACACCTAAAATTTTATGAACCCAATGTATAACTGATTTATCTGTCATAGATATTTCCATACTGATTCGCATAGAGTTTGTGTATCTAAACCCAGGTCCTTTGTGTTTCTTTTTCTTTTCTGGTCTTCTTGCATAATAAATACTGCCTTCACCATCAAAGAGTCCAGCGATATAAGATGCGTGTTCATTGGTTATCGTCATAGAGTATCCGTTCCCTACCATTGTAGTCGTAGTAATATCCGTTTACTCTCTTCTTTCTCTTATATCTTTTCTTTGACTCTATCTTTCTTTGTTTATATTTTGGTGTTCTTAATATTTTTGCTAAAAAATTTTTAATCATTGTAGCCTTTTTGAACCCATGGCTTCTAAAAATTCTATTGTGGGTTCTTGTATTTCTAATTCACCAGAAGAATTACATTGCTCACATTGTTCAACTTTACTATTATCTCTAAAATCTTTTGATGTGTCCCCGGTGGCTATTCTAATGTATCCATTACCATGACATACCGGGCATATACATGCGTGTTTAGCTATTTTTATTACTTTTCCCATTTGCTTTTACACCTTTGTTGTCCATAAAAAATCTGATTAATCTTCCAATCATCTTTGATCTGGTCCTATTAGTTTTATTAGCAAGTATACC